ACATCAATCCAGGGTACAGTCTCGCACAAAGAATTCTCGCTCAGGACCACATTCTTGATTGAACCAGTCAAGTGGCCTGCAGCAGAGAACCATTCTACTTTGTCGTTGATATTGAGTTGCATTTTCATGTCCTTTAGTTAACTGTCTATGTAATGATTATATACCCAAAACCATTTAATGTCAAGTTTTAATTTCAGTGAAGTAATCAACCGGAATCAGCACGCCATTTACGGGTACTTCCCTGCACTTGGTTTCGCTGTAGAACTCTACCCCCTTGTAGTGCTTCCAGAAGTCACCGCATGTGAAGTAGGCGCGATCCGACCCACAGATACTTACTGCAAATTGAAAGTGGTCATCCCAAGGACGCTTGGCATTGCGTTGAATGCTGTCGTACTTGCGGAGAATTTCTGAGTGTGCTGTATATTTAAACATGAGTGTATTATATACCCAAAACCATTTAATGTCAACCGTAGGAAAGCCCCGATTAAGGGGCTTTTTGTATTACTTCTTAGCAGTCTGGTTCACAAAACCATACATTTTTTCGGCCGCTTCTAGAACCTTTTCAAGTCCTGGAAACTCTGGCATGCCTATTGAGGTAACGATTTGGTTAGTCTTTTCATCACGCTGGGCGCTCATTTCCCAACCATGAAATTTCATTGAGTATTCTTGTTGAACCATGTCCTTGGCCATTGCTAGAACATCAGCCCGAATCTCGTACCCGTTTTTATTGAATTTAACTTCTGGAAGTTTTGGTGTAAAATCTGTCATGTCTGTCTCCTGTGTGTGTTTATTATATATCTATTTCAAGATACTGTCTAGTGTTAAGGTAAAAAGATCCAAGGTAAACGATTTCGCTTTCCCATGTAATCTAGCACTGCAAAATTGCTATCCATGCCTTCATTGATGAAAGTATCAAATCCGGGTGCGTCTAATTCAATGTTAGCTTCAGTCTCTCCGTGTTCAGTATGAAAGTGAATTCCATGCTTTGTACACAAATGTCTGATGGCTTTGTTATGGCTTAGACAAACCATACAACCCTTTAATATGTTATGAGTGCGACACCATTGAATACATCGTTTCATTAGTGCGTCACCCATACCCTCACCTTGATGTTCTTTAAGAACAGAAAACGCAAGTTCCATACTATCCATATTAGCAATATGGCCAACTGCGACAAATTCTAGTGAAGCATTTTCGATGCAAAACAAAATATGTCGAGAATGGTCAAATTCGAATCTATCACAGAGTTTATCTATTATCTCGTCACTCATTGTGACACCGAAACGCAAATGTCTACTTTCGCTGTCAAGTGTTTTCAAATGAGCACGGTATTTGTGGTACTCAGTGTGAAGAACCCTGCGTACCACATGTGTCATATTAGTACCAGAATGACTGCGGGGTACTATTGTACTTAGCAGACTTGGCTACTGAGATAGCTATCAAAACTTCCCAGATAGATTTTAGAATATGCATAAGCATACTTAAACCGCCTTCTTGGATTTAGCTTTAGTAGTCTTGAAAAGATCAGTAGCTGGTACTAGTGTTTTGACTTGTTCCGCAACATCATCATAGAATGACTTGCTAGCAAAAATCATACCCAGGCTCATCATAGATTGCATTCCTGCATCTGCTGCTGCTTTGGTATATTTGGTTTGTGCATCAACAAAAGTGTTGAGTGCGTTTTTGATACCGTCATGTTGTACGGTTTGTTCGACAAATTTCTTTTTGAAATCCGAAACGCCATCGATAAAGGCGTATGATGCTGAATTAAACATAATTATCTCCTAAGTGTGTGTGTTTAAGTGAGTTTTTATAAAGAACTCTAACTTCATATATATTTATGCCGATCTATAAATTTCTCTATATTTCTGCATAGCTAATTCTCTAGCAAGTGCAAGTCGATCCATAATACGATCTGAAAGATCAATATTATGGTCTACTAACTTCGGACGACTATATCCTACGTGACAGGCTAGATAGCCCGCATCATCTGATTCATCGTCCGAATCTTCTAAATTACTTAGCTGGTGCTGCTGCTGGTTTTGCTGCTGGTGCTGCTGGTGCTGCTGGTGCTGCTGGCTTTGCTGCTGGTGCTGCATCCTTAGCAGGGCTTTTTGCAGGCGCGGCCTTTTTGTCCTTGCTATGGTCTTTCTTGTCAGCCAATTTCATTTCAGGCTTTGCTGCTGCTGGCGCAGAAGCTGCTGCGGCAGGTGCTGCTGCTTTTGGTGCGTCTGCTGCGAAAGCGGTTACTGCAAATACAGTGGCGAGGATTGTGATAGCTGTTTTCATTGTAAGTTTCCTTTAAGTTAATGAATTTTCGAGAATTTTTATTCTCTACATATATAACGCCTTTGCCAACGATTCCGTTGACATAGAACGGGTAAAATTGTTATCTTCTTACCTTTAGTGATTTTAAGTAAGAATCAATGTTACCATACAAACTAACCATCATAGCAATCTTGCTGTCATAGAGTCTGATATAGGGTTGATTCTTCTTACCTTCACTTTTATTTACCCCCAAGTAGTAGGGGCATTTGATTTTTCTGCTTAGTTCTAGGATATAGTTATGATAGCTACCCTCTACTTTAGCAGTAAAATCATATTGGTAAAATTCGATTTCACCTAAACGGAAAGCCATGTCGCCTATTTCTGTTAGGCGCAGACTGTCTCCGCGTAGACCGGTCTGCCACCATTTCTTCATAGCCTCCTCTATAGTCCAGTCAGTCCAGCCTTCCGGCATCTGACCTACTACAGCTTCGGTTATAAGTTCCTTGATAGTGGGTTTACTCATCGGGATAAACTTTAGTACCATTGTTCATAAACACGACACTAAATTTATCACTTTTGAATTGTGCGTTGAGTTTACGACACAGGTTTCTTGCATGACCGGGATTACTAAAACTGGTCTTCTTATACTTTGGTACAGCTTCGCTGTCTAAGTAGTGTTGGCTTTTTAAGTTGATAGGAGACCCGTCATAAAACACTGCCCATATACCGGCAGCTTCTACAATTTGATCACATTTGTAACTGGTTTTGTCTACTATTTCTAGTACGACTTTTGGTTGCGTCCTGCTCATATTACCATTTTCCGCCCGACATAACAACTTGAATTATTTCAGGTTCTTTGGTATGCTCACGCTGGTCTAGCAAGATTTTTGTAAGTTCGTCCCGTAACTCTTTGGCGTCGGATAACGTAAGAACAATCTCACGCGACTGCCTACCTTCGGCTACTGCTATCTTATCAATAAACTTCTTTATATTGCTCATACACTATTTATGCTACTATTTGCCTCTTTTTCTGTCTTAAATGGACCAATGTAGTCATATCGTTGAATAAAGATATACTTCGGGCAAAAAACACTCATAAATTCGTTGCCTTGCTTGATAGCAAACCAGCCAGCAGCATGGTAACACTTACTCTTGGGTGTAGTAGTGTATAGGTGTAGTTTTTTACGAACATCTAGTACGCTGTTATAGATAGTAGTTCGGTCAGTGGGGAATACTGCAAAGGGAGGATCACTAACCTTCGACTTTTCGATTTTAGAAAATTCAATATTCTTTGTCTTTTGAATAGCTTTGGTTGTATTGTAGTGCTCGATATTGTTACCAATTTTAACATCGAACCCATTACCCTCAGCAACTACGTTACCGACTTTTTTGTCTCCGTCAGTGACTACCCAATATTGATTTTTGATGATAGGTTTAGCGATTAGATTCATTGTGATCCTTTGTTAGTTCGCACAGAAACATAAAATGTTCGTATGCTTTTCGTACACTTGGTACGGAGAGTAATTTCTCTGCTTCTTCTTGCATAGCTTTGACGCCAGCTTCGGCACAATCACGCACACACAATCCGTTGAGTGTGGCCAGTTCGTCGCCCAATTCTTCTGCTAGTTTCCTCCAAGCAGTGCGTTGCCCCTCTGTGATAGGTGTAACTCGAGGGCGCAGTTCACTAGCCTTGCTGATTGCTTTACAAACCGCATCTTCAGCAACACGTCCAGCAGCAATCATTGCAGCATAGTTGGGATCAACGTTGAACCTGCGGCTGGCGCCACCCGGGTAACACATGACCAAATGGTTGCCTTTAGGGAAACTATCCATGTACTCATTGTCATACTCAGCTACGGGAACGTACCTGCGTCCAACTTTTTCGTAGTAAATCTTTTTCATTTTAGACGAAATTTCTTAAGGTACTCTGATGCGAGAGTAGTGTTTTCTTCGCTATAGTCAGGTGCATCGGGTTCAAGGTCAATGTCCTCCAAACCATACAATGTAGCATACTGCTCTACCATTGCATCAATCAACAATCCAAATTGTTCTTGGTTCAATATAGATGCAATCTCTCCTAAATTAATTCTAATATTTTTGTTCATATTATTTGCTTTCAATCAAAGGGCCAGCGTAGGTGCTGTTGAGCCATTTTGAATATGTTTCTGCTTGATCTGCAATCTTGGGTAAATCATACTTTCCCGCGAACTTCATCAGGTGGATACCAACTTGTGTTGTGTTTCTAGGTTGCAATGATTCAATGATACATTTATCAAACGCATCTTTCAAATCTTGAGGCTGTGCAGTCAAATCAATCAATGTACGGTTTCTGTCATATGCGTCTTTCACCCGAACCTCATGGCCCTCATGGTCGGTCCAGCGTTGGAGAAAAAAATTGTTAAAATTAAAACCTTGTTTGTGACGGTCCTCGTATGCTTCTTTGATACCAACTTTGTTTTTGCTACCAACTTCACGACAGCCTGGATACGCCGAAAAAATATTGTCGCTAGAATCT